AGAGGAATAGGAAGGATGACAGATTACGTTTTACCGCCCGACCTTGTTGCGTCGGATGTAGAGTGGAGCCTGTTCGATAACACGGCTGTCTTTGCCTCGCCTCTTTCTGGTGCTGTGCGTACCGTCTCGCGTCCCGGCACTCGTTGGGGCGTTCGCATGACCTTCAGAGGAGTATCGGATCAGAAACGGCGACGGCTTATGTCTCTGATCGCTATCCTTCGCGGTCGTGCTAATCGCGTCTGGTTAACTGATCCCGCCTATACTCTCTCTGGTTCTTTTTCCTGCCCCGAGTTACTGACCAACAATGCAGCAGTTACAAACACAACCGGGTTTAGTTCTAGTAACGCTGAACTCGTCCTTTCGGCTGATAGTCATCTTGGTTTGCGTCTCGCTAGGACTGGCGTTACTGGCGATCGTTATGTTTATCAGTCTGCCATTACTACTGTTACGAGCGCTCCTTATGCGGTGCGGGTTCTCCTCGCATCCGGTAAGGGAAATGTTCGAGCCTCTATCGAGGCGGGTACGTCGCAAGGTGCGACAGATGTTCTAAACGGAGCGACCCGTACAGCCTCGGGAATGTATGCCGATAGTTTTGCTGCATCAGGCACTAGCACTCACGTTTCGTTCTATGACTACACATCTGGCCGATCTGTGGGTGACTTTCAATTCCTTTCGTGGGTATCGGCTGCTCGATGTGCGTTAGTTAACGGATCATCGCAGACAGGCGGCACGCTAATCATCGACGGCTTGCCGACCTCAACGAATGGCCTTGCTCGCGCCGGGGACTGGTTCGAGGTCAACGGGGAACTCAAGCGATTAACCGCTGACCTTAACTCCGATAGTTCTGGTAACGGCTATCTGATCTTCGAGCCTACGTTGCGAACCTCTCCGGCTAACAATGCGCCTGTTATTTTCCGATCTCCTATGGGGCGTTTCCTCGTAGCAGAGGAGTCAACGTCTTGGGCTACTCGTCCCGGCATTATTTCTGACATTACGCTTTCGTTTGTCGAGGACATCACATGAGTCGTTTTGTCTCTGCGACTAACGAGACAGAAGCCGACAAGCCAGCAATCATCGCGGTCGTTTTGGCTGACCTTGATTTTTCCTCTGGCATGGTTCGCATACACGACGGCTCTGGCACGTTATCTTTTGGCGGTAACTCTTACCTAGGAGCAGGGCAGTTTGCCGGTGTAGATGTTATCGACGAGAACATCGACATCGTAGCGCGAGGAATCAAACTATCGTTATCTGGCGTTGATTCAACTTTTGTCGTTCCTGCAATGACCGAGGTTTACCAGAATCGAGATGTCACGCTTTATCTAGGCTTTGTCAGTCAGTCTACGGGTGCGCTAGTCGCCACACCGGAGACGATCTGGGAAGGTCGAATGAATCAAATGTCATTCAAGATCGACAGCGGCTCTGCTGTTGTCGAACTAACCTGCGAACATCGCTTGCGTCGAGAGCCTCGCATTGCTAGATATACAGACGAGGATCAACGCGCATTATTCGCTGGGGATAGATTTTTCGATTTAACTTATTCAATCCCCGGATTTATCAGCAAGTGGGGTGCTCGTGACACGTTCTATGGTGGTGGCGGTCGTCCTGTAAGTCCAACGCAAGATGAGCAGCGAGAGCAAGACTAATGCGACGGCACGATTGGGCTAGTAAGTTAGACCAGCACATCAACGCGCATTTGAATTCCTCATTTGCTTGGGGTGCTAACGACTGTTGCTTGTTTGTCGCTAGAGCGGTTGACGCTATGTGCGACAGTACTCACGAAGAAACCCTCAAGTCTAAATATGCCGACGAACTATCAGCCCTTGAATACATTGCTCAATCTGGCGGTATTGCGATGGCTGTCGATACGTTCATCGGGACTAATAAAAAAGAAGGCAGACCGAAGCGCGGCGATGTCGTTCTATTCAAAGGCGCTAACGGAGAGACGTTAGGCGTTTGCACTGGCAGATACATTGCTGCCATGGGTTCTGATGGCGTGGTTTACGAAGACCGCGCAAACATAATTTGTTTTTGGAGCGTTTAAAATGCCCCAAGCGGTAGCGACGGCAATCACTAAATTTATCGTTACTAGTTTTGGACTAAAGTCTACCGGCGCGGCTTTGGTTTATGCGGCTAGTTATGCGGTTGCAACTTTAGCGACTGCGGCTGGTTTAGCAAAAATTACAGAGGCAATCATTGGAAAGCCTAGAATTCAAAAACAACCTGCCGATGTTGAGTACACGGGCACCGTAGAGCCTCGCAGAATTATTTACGGCGAGATTCTTGCGTCCGGCATTAACGTGATCCCTCCAATGACTTCGGGCGACACAAACGAATATCTGCATCAGGTTCTTGCAGTTGCCGGTCACGAGTGCAACCAACTTGGCACGGTTTACTTTAATCGAGAAGCCCTTGGGACTATTTCGTCTGTTACTGGAACTGACAATGACGGCAAAGTCACTACCGGAACCTATGCAAACAAGGCTTGGGTTCGCCGGTATGTTGGAACCGATACGCAGACGGTTGACTACAAATTAGCCACCGCTAAACCGGCGCAATGGACTACTGCTCACGCTGGCAAAGGCATTGCTTATATTGCCTTGACGTACCAGTACGATGAGGAAGTTTATCGAACCGGAAAGCCCGAACTAACCTGTTTAGTGCAGGGCAAAAAGGTCTATGACCCTCGCCTAGACTCTACTCGAACAGGTGGTAGTGGGTCGCAGCGTGTAACCGATCCATCAACCTACGCCTATTCGTCTAATCCTGCTCTCTGCCTCGCTGACTATTTGATTTCTAATCGTCTCGGATTAGGCGAGGATGCTACGCGCATCGACTGGGCTTTGGTGATGGATGCCGCAGATATATGCGATGAACTAGTCAATCTGCCCGGATCGACTACGCAGAAGCGCTACACCTGCAACGTTGCATTAACCGCAACAGATCGTTTCGAGGACAACATTAAAGTTCTCGCACAGGCTATGGCCGGTGTCTGCTATTACTCGGGTGGGCTGTGGCGTATCTATGCCGGTGCGTGGTCATCCTCTGCCTTCACGCTAACCGATGCTGATCTTGTTAATGGTGGTATCTCGGTTGTTACCGCATACCCGTACAATCAGCGTTATAACTCCGTGCGTGGTCAGTTTGTCAATAAGGATCGTAACTGGCAGCCGATGGAATATCAGCCGGTGATAAATACGTCCTACGTTACGGCTGACGGCGAACAAGCATGGTTAGAAACTGACTTTGCCGCTTGCACTAATGAGTATGAAGCGCAGCGCCATGCAATCCTACTCTCGCGTCGTAGCCGTAACGGACAAGTTGCTACTGTTAAGTGCGGCATGACTGCCTTTAGCGTGATGCCATTCCAGACAGGCACAGTGACGTTTTCCGAAATTGGTTGGACAAATAAAACCGTGCGATGTGAGGGTTGGCAGTTCGACCCGACCGGAGCGGTTGAGTTAGTGCTGCGAGAAGAAGCCTCGTCAGATTGGAACGACCCGCTGACGACGGATTACCTTACGCCGACTAGCGTATCGACACCAAGCCCTGATATTTACGAGCCTTTGCCGCCGACAAATCTTGCCGTCAATACTTTGCAGAGTGGTTTCGCTTTAACGTGGTCGGCTCCTGCTGTGGTTCCTGTCGGTGCCTTCTACGATGTTTACGAATACACATCTTCAACGCCTTTCTCGTCTGCCTCGGTAGTTTGGCGCGGAATCTCGACTAACGTATTTATCCCGAGGGTAGATACAACAACTCGCTATTATTGGGTTGTTCTAAAAACCCCAGATGGCGCAGAGTCAGATCCAGAACCTCCTGTTACTGGCGTTCCTGCCGGTGCTGCATTTTTGCCCTCTACTCTAGCCGCCTCTGTTAGTCCGTCTTCAGTTAGTAAAACCGACCCTGCCGCTTCTATTACAACGCCGGGGGTATCTGTTACTGCTACAGGCGGAACGTCGCCCTATACCTACGCATGGACGAGGCAGAGCGGCTCGACAAGCATCTCTGCGGATAGTGCATCGGCATCGGTCACAACCTTTACCGGAACAAGCCTTGTTAGCGGCTCAACCTATAACGCTGTTTTCCGTTGCACGGTAACTGATAACGCTGCTGCAACAGCCACGGTTGATGTCTCGGTTACGATTGTTCGTGCAAACTTTAGCGCGTCGGCTAGTCCGTCATCTCTCTACACCTCAACTGGAACGTCTAGCGCAACCACCTCAAGCACAACTGTTACGCCTACTGGCGGCGTGGCTCCATATACCTACTCTTGGGCTTTGTACGAGGGCGATACGTTAACAGTTACAAGTCCAACATCTGCGAGCACGACGTTTAGTTTGACGGGAATCAGCGAGGGCGAGACTTATTACTCGACCTATCGTTGCACGGCAACTGATAGCACCTCTGGAACCCCATTAACCACAACAGCCGATGTGCTGATAACCATAGAGCGACCGGATAGCGGCGGTTTGCCGCCTTGATATAGGAGACATGGCGATGATTGACCTTTCTAAATTCAAAGTGCCGACAGGCTCACTTCTTGTTGATGGTGGCCTTGTCATTGCCCTGATTATTTGGGGAACACAGATGACCTCAAGCCTTGAAGTTATCAGCAAGCGATTAGAAAAGGTAGAACAGGTTAGCATTCAGCCAGAAGCCGACCGGCGCATCGCTGTTATCGAGGCTCGATTGGCAGATACGTCAAGCAGACTGCAATCAATCGAAGACAAATTAGATCGCGTTCTAGAGCGTCGTTAGTCATGGAACTTTTTGAAATCTTTACTCGCGCATGGCCTGTCATCCTTGCTCTGATCACTTTGATTATCGTCTTGTCTAAACTCGATCTACGAACTGCTGTGTTAGAGGATAAGGTAAAAACGCTATTTGATATGCTCAATCAACGGAATAAATGAGGCTGCTATTATGATGACGATGCTTTCTACTTTTCTTTCGTTTCTCGCTGGCGGTCTCCCTAAAATTCTGCAAATCTTTCAAGATCGACAGGATAAAAAACATGAACTGGCGTTGGTTGCAGCACAAAAGGAGCGCGAACTTGCTTTGGCAGAGCGTGGCTTTATTGCTCAAGCCAAGGTTGAGGAAATTAAAACCGAGCAAGTCGCTATGCAAACAGCCGCCGAGGAGAGAGTTGCCCTATATCAGCATGACATGGAGATAGGCAAAGGCGCATCACAGTGGATGGTTAACCTTCGCGCCTCGGTTCGTCCTGTTGTTACCTATATCTTCGTGCTTGAGTTAGTTGCGATCAATATCGCTGGCGTGTGGTACGCCTACTCGACAGGTGTTCCGTTTGCTCAAGCAATGGCAGAAGTATTCTCCGATGACGAGATGCTAATCCTCTCCTCGATCATTGCTTTCTGGTTTGGAAGTCAAGCCTTCGGGAAAAAATGAAAGTCAGCCTAGAAACTCTGACGCTGATCAAACATCACGAGGGCGTAAGGATGCGCCCGTACCTGTGTCCGGCTTCGCTATGGACGGTCGGAGTCGGACACGTTCTCTACCCAGAACAGGCTCGGCTACCTGTATCCGAACGATTACAGTTTGCTTTGAGGATAGAAGATGATCGGCTCTGGTCTCGCTCTGAAGTGGATGATCTGCTTGCTAAAGACCTTTCGCGATTTGAGCGCGGCGTGGCCCGATATTGCCCTTCTGCTACTAGTCGTCAAGGCCAATTCGACGCTCTGGTAAGTTTCGCATTTAACGTTGGACTCGGTAACTTGCAGCGTTCTAGTTTGCGAATGAAACATAACCGAGGAGAGTTTGACGCTGCTGCTGATGAGTTTATGAAGTGGACTAAAGGCGGCGGTCGAGTATTGCCTGGGTTGGTTAAACGCAGACTTGACGAGCAGCGACTATATTTGCGAGGTTCGCATGGCTAAAAAAATACCTGTCGTGCAAATGTACGACGGGGTTTGGTATCGAGTGAAGGGCTATACCTTTACCGAGTGCTGCGATTGCGCCTTGACTCATAAGGAGCAGTTTCGGCTAGTAGACGGACAGTTGGAATGGAGTGCTGTCCGTGATGATAAACGCACCGATGAGCGCCGAAAGGAACTCGGCATCACGGTAAAAAGGAAAACCAAACGTGCAAAAGGTAACTGACGAGCAGATTATTAGCACCTTGCAGCAGACGAACGGCATACGATCCGATGCGGCAAAGAAACTAGGAATTGGCGAGCGTGCCTTGTTGATGAGGCTGAAGAAAATTCAGCAGAAAGGCGGCATAGTTCCCAAGTCAAGTTATGATCCTGCTAGAAACGCAGCCGATGAAAAGGGCTTTGAATTTACTCCGCTGCCAGATGACGACGTTTCTATCGAAGAACTGATCGAGCAGCGCAAACGTAAGTTTGCCCATAAGCGCGAACACGAAGAAGCCTCCAAACTCATCCCGATTCGCGTGAAGATTCCCGGTGCGATTGGTCTCTTGCACTTTGGAGATCCTCACGTTGATGATGACGGCTGCGATATAGAAGCCATCGAGAGGCATACGGCTCTAGTCAATGCGACCGAGGGACTCTTTGCTTGCAACGTGGGCGACACCACGAACAACTGGTGCGGACGTTTAGCGAGGCTTTACGCCGATCAGAGTACCTCGGCTGCACAGGCTTGGAAGATTGCGGAGTGGTTCGTCAATCGCTGCAACTGGCTTTATATGATCGGCGGCAATCACGATCTATGGTCAGGCTCGGGCGACCCGCTTAAGTGGATCGCAAAGCAGCAGAACGCCCTCTATAAATCCTCAGAGGCTCGTATCGCTCTGCGATTCCCCAACGGGGCAGAGGTCAGGGTCAACGCTCGACACGATCACAGCGGCTCCTCGATCTGGAACCCTGCTCACGGCCCGATGAAGGCGGCTCTGATGGGAACACGAGATCATATCTACGTCGCCGGTCATAAGCATGAGAGCGCCTATAGCGTCCTCAAGGATGCGATCTCGGGAATTACCATGCACGCGATCAAGGTTGCCTCATATAAGGTATACGACCGCTATGCGAAGGATCGAGGATTCCGCGATAACGCCCTTTCGCCTTGTGCAGTAACGGTCATCGACCCAGACTTGCCGCCTGATCATCCCGATATGGTCAAGGTATTTTGGGAGCCAGAGGTTGGTGCTGACTATCTACGGTGGCTGAGATCCAGATGAGGCTAGAGGACGACGCGCTAGAAGAAATGGCATGGGCAGAGCCCGATGCGTGTCAGAACTGCGTTTTCTTCTGCCCGTGGAACGGCGTCGGTTGGGGTTGCTCGCATCCGACTGTTCGAGGATTGTTAGGCGGGGTCTGTCGTTGTGGTGGCGAACACTTCAAGCAGACCCGCCCTTTTAAGGTGAAAGGTACTATCGTCGCTCCCTGATTATTGATGCACCCAGATTTCGTATTCGTCGCGTAGCCATTTGGCCTCTCGGTGCAATCCGTGACGCTGTAGTTGTGCGATCACGAAGTCAATATCTATCGGCTGACCATAGCCCCACGGAGCCGCTTTCAGTTCTTGCTCGAAAGCATCATCTTCTTCGTTCACCATATATCCACCCCTCCTCTTTTAGCCGCCCACTCTGGCGGTGGAACCCGTCGCCATTCATCCTGCTTTATCTGGTTTAGGGTTTGGTACCACCGCCTTAATATCAGCACGCTTGCGAGCAGCACGGGCATCAGACAAAGAATAAATAACAGCACTTCCACGTTTGACCTCCTCTCCTGTTCCGTTGCAATAAAGACACCGAAACCAATCCCCGCTGTAATCCTCTATCCATAGCCGACCGAAGCAGCACGGGCAATTCATTTTTTTACCTCATCTGTTCCGGGTTCATAAATAAAAGTGTTGCACTTCCAATCTGCAACCCATTCCCAAAGGCCGCACCATAAGCGACCGTCTTTGTGAATTGAGTATCGGCACGATAGGCAGGTCATACCTTCCCCTCGCGCCGCAAAACTGTGATCGTTCGCATAACCCCTTCTAGATGAGCAAGCCTTACGAAGCTT